TCATTACTATATCCAAAGTCCATTCCATATCTTTCAAGTCTTGCTTCGTGAGGTATTTCATCTATTATAGCCCAGTCTTTATAAACTTTTCCTTCTAAATCACCAATTAAACCTAAGCCATATACTTGCCACCATTGTTTGTTTCCCTTTCTACTTTCTAATTCTTTTACAATAGTTTCAGGTAATCCCTCATTATCTTTGTATGTAATAATCTCAAAGTTATGTTCTGCTTTTGGTATTACTTCCGTATGAACCCAAAACTCTGCTACTGGATTATAATCTATATATACATCTTCATTAGTTCTAATTGATAGCTGAGTATAAGTTTCATAAGATATATTATTAGCCTCATTTATAAATAATACATCTCTTCTTGGACCTCTAACTTTATCTGAGCTGTCAGCACTAAAAAACTCTATTCTTGTGCCAGTTTCAAAAGTGTAGGTAAACTCTGATTTAGACCATCTAGATTCTTTAAAATACTTATGGTGCTCCATTATAGAAAGAAAGTCTTTTATAGCTCCTCTACGAAGATGTGGGAAGGTTTCTGACACTACTGAAAATGTTTTACCTTCTTCTCTTTGTGCTCTATCTATTAAAATTAAAAGAATTGCTATTGTTTTTCCAGCACTACTTCCACCTTGGATTATCTTTAATCTCTTGTCCATCGCTAGAATCTTCTTTAATGCTGTTGTTGTTTGATATCTCATTTTTATTCAAATATTTTGTCTTCATCTTCTTTAATTCCACTTAACAAAGGTATTGGCTTGCCGTCAGAGGTTACATCTGACTTTTGTTTAAATTCTTTATCTCTTCTTTCTAAATACCATTTACTATCATCTACTCTCTTATTCTCCTTTAAAGCGTTATATAAATTAGTTTTAGCTAGTAATTTAGGATTATTCTTTAAATCTTCTTTTCGGTCAGTATATTCTGGGTGTTTCTTACAGTAATCATATAGTGTTTGTTTGCTAATGTTAGCATAAAGACAGGCTTCAGCATCTGTAAAACCCATAGTAAATCCGTGTTCTAATTTATTGACTGTTTCTTCTGTCATAGCAGTTGGTCTTCCTACTTTTGTCATAGTATTTAAAGTTTATCCCGGTAGATGTAGTTCACCCTAAAGCCTGTTGTTTAAAACATTACCCATCTTAACTGGGCTTCTAACCTTTAAGGTCTTCTGTTACTCTCCAGACTTTCAATTAAGAAAGATTTATCGGTCTATATTAAGCCGTCTAGGTTCGTTCTACATCACTAACAGAATTAGCGTAATGACATAGACACCGAAAGTGTATCCCGTATAGAGTAGACACCACTTTATCCCTTACATTTAACTTGGCATCCAGAGAGTAGCTGTAAAGGTTCGCCTGACTACATCTCCAGTAACATTGTAGTGTGAGTTAATAAAGCCTTCTGTTATAAGAATACCACCCAGTATTCATACGCTACCTTATTAACTCGCATCACAATATTAGTTTCTTCTCTCTAATATAAAATGACATTCCCTTATAATCTTGTATAAGGTTTTATTTTTTAGACTTCTTAGTATTATTAGCATTCTTTTTAGGTTTTACTGGTTTATCGTTAAAATACAAAACTTCGCTATTATTAATCATCGCGTTTGATAAGTCTATAACTATTCCATTTTTAGCACTTTTGACAAGCATTTATAACTCTATTAAGAAGTAATTTAGCCTAAGGGGGCTAAACAGCCCCTTTTAGACCTTCTCTTGTATTACTTCTGGTCTGTTTGTTAGCCCGATGGGCAGTTTTTCAAACAGCTATAATGAGAAAAAAGCATTTGTAAAGCTCTCAACCTAGTCGTAACCGAGTTGTCGTGAGACAAACTTTAACATTAGGTATTAAAACCTTTTTTAGTCTGTTCACGAAAAGAGCCTTGCAAACACTCTCTTCTCTATTGAGTTATATTAATACTATATACTAACCTTAATTAAAAGGCAAGCCCAATTTGTCCACAATTACCTTAGCTATTATATCAGCTGATTTTACTAGGTCATCATAGTCTTTCATCTCCATCCTTTTACTATAACTATACTTGTTATAATAGTTTAATAATTCTAACTGTCTTCCTAACTCTCTATATAGTTTATCGTTGTCCATAACAGACATACAGTTCTTACAGTAACTAAACTTTGAGTTAGTATCTTTTTGGCACAACTTACATATTCTCATATATAAATTCTACATTAGGCTCGGTTGTAGTTATATTAGTATTTTCTAAATCATCTAACCTTTTAGAGTTTCTTAATACTAACTCTATTAGTATTTTGTTTAGTAGTTTTTGTCCTTTCATATTATTTATTAATTATATTATATAAGTCTGATATAGTTTTAATCGGTAAGTTCTTACCATTTCCATCTTCAACAGTTCCTTTCTTAGCTTTTCTGCCAAAGTCTAGCTCATATATCCAATAGCTAATCAAGTTTCCTTCATCATTCATAGCTTCTTTTATAGTGTCGAGCCATATATCTGATAAATAACCAAAGCCAAATGGTAGTGGATGATAAACATCACTAGCTGATGACTCATTAATTACATCACTAACTCTCTCTACTTCTTGATATAATTTTTTAAACCTTTCCATTAGTTTTGTGAATTGTTGTTGTGTCATAGTATTCATTATTAATTATATTAATTACCTTATCTAAGGTTTTTTTATCTACTTCTTTACATTCCCATTTATCTCTAAACTTCCACCAGTCTTTTTTGTTGGTAAAAAATCTAATCTCATTAATAGCGTATGGTTCACTTTCAATATACACTTCCATTCTACCACCAGTATAGTCAAAGTAGTTTGGGTTAAATATACCTTCTTCTGTAAATGTGATGAAATATTTATTCATAATCTTTTAGGCAGTCTTCACAACAACGACCACTCTTAGTTTTTTTAATCTTACCACCACACTCGCAGACTTTTAGTTGCTTTTCTATTGATTCCATCACTTTTACACCATTAGGTAATCCTTCTTTTTTAAATATTTCTTTGATTTCTTCTTTGCAAAGAGATTTTTCTTCCTTTATTTCTGGTGTCTTTTCTTGTTTTTCTTTGCTTATTTTAACTTCTTCTCCAGTCCAATGTTTTATTCTTTCTTCTGCTATTTTACAATATTCTTCTGCTATTTCTATACCGATATAGTTCCTATTATTAAGTTTAGCCATTTTACAAGTTGTTCCACTGCCACACATAGGGTCTAAAACTATATCTCCTTCGTTAGACCAAGATAGAATATGGTCGTTAGCTAATTGTTCTGGGAATATAGCTGGGTGTCCCATATCTTTATGCCCGCCAACAGAATATTCCCAAACATTGTCCAGTATTTTATTTTCTTTGGTTGTGGTTATTTCATCTCTGGGTCTATCAGTAGAATTAAGTGAAAAACTTCCTTTATTATTTCTATTCTTTTTTTTTCCGACAGTCTTACATTTTGTTGTTAAATAATTACATATCGGTTTTCCTTTTGAGAAAATAAACATGTATTCAAAAGATGCTGTGTATCTATTACATTTAAACTGTGGAACAGGTGTAGTCTTTCTCCATATCATCGTATCGTGTAAATTAAAACCTATTTCTTTAAAGTAAAGTGCTTGTTTAAAACTTGTTCCAGTTTCACTTCCTTTTATTGTGGCATCTCCTATCACCCAAACTACTACTCCACTATCTTTTGTTATTCTAAATAATTCTTTAGCTATTTCTTCAAAGTTAAAAGTATAACCTTTATAATCTCTTAAATTGTCATAAGGAGGAGATGTAACAGTTAAGTCTATACTATTATCAGGAAAAGTTTTCATCACCTCTATACAATCACCTTGATATATTTTATTTAGTTTCATATTATTTATCTTTATAATATTTATCAGCGTAAGCTATTACGTTAAACATCAGCCCCATTAGTGCTTTACTCATACCCTCTCTACTCTTATAGCCTCTGTGTTCTTTCCAGACGTCCATAAAATGTCTAAACATAGACTTCATACAAACAGCGTAGTGGTCATCTCCAAAGTGTTTCTGCCAGTTATCACTAGCTCTTAGCTTTCCATCTGCTTGTATTCTATTCTCGTGCATATACTTAGCATATTCTTCAAATACTATTGGAGATATAAAGCCTTCATAATCTAGTTTGTCATCGTCTTTATCTCTTGTGGCTCCTGTTTTAAAGTTTCTCATATTAACTTAGTATTATTGTTTAAAATAGGGGTGGAAATAACCTTAACCACCCCTAATAATTAGTTTCCATTAAGAACGATTGGTCTGATACAGTTTACAAAGTATTTCTTATCTACTAAGAAAAACGCTTGTTTTGGTTTCTCAAAGTCAGCTTTTATACGAATAGCAAAAGAGTTCCATCCAATAAGTGAGCCATTTGAAATAAATGTTCCTGCATTTTTCATTTGGTGAAAGTGTCCGAAGCAATCAAGGTCAGCCTTTTTAGACTTATTCCATTGATTAATTGCTTTGTTTACAGGGATATAAATACCACCAACACCACCACCATAACGAAGAGCTTGACCGTGATGAAAGCGAAGAGTGAAATCATAAATATCAACATAGGTATGATAACCTTCATTGATAATAAATTCTACTCTATCGTTTCCTTTGTAGTGTTCTGCTAAGTTCAGATACATTAACCATTCCAGAGAGTTCCCGTGGTCAGTAGCAATCCTTTGCTTTGGTGTTGTTCTTCCGTGATTACCTGGTGAGCAAGGAATTGTTAATTTAACATCGGTATTCTCTAAAATGTAATTAATACCAGAAGCAATGTGATTTTGTGTTTTCCATATTGCTTCTATTGGCAGAAGAGTGTTACCCTCTTTTAGTTCATCGTGAATACCACCTGAAATAAAATCTCCCATTAAAGCTAAAACCATCCTTTCAATGTGAGTTTCTTTCTTATGAAGATTTAGATACTTCACAATAGTAACAAAAAGTTGTTTTACTCTGTGTTGTGCTATCTCTTCATTGAAATCGTTAAGATAATTAACACTTTGAGGTTTAACAACCTCTTCATAATGCCAATCACTTAATAGAGCTACTGCTACTGCTTCTGAATTGTGGTCTGATTTTATTGACTTTATCTTGTAAGGTTTAATATCTACCTTATCAAGATTAGTCTGAGCTTTTAGCTTTTGCTCTAACTCAGTAATCTTAGCCACAGCGTCTTCGTAGCGTTTCCGATAAGTTCTATCGGCTTGTTTGAATTGAGTTACTTTGATTTCGTCTTGAGGAAATTCAAGACCTAACTCACTCATTCTCTTCTCTACTAAATATTTGCTAAGCCCTATGGCTTTACAAACATCTTTCAAGTTTTTCTGTGAGGCAACTACTTCCTTGAGTAATTTATCCTCTTTTTTAGTCCATTTTTTCATTTGACAAGCATTTTAATGTTAATATTTGAACTGGTTATTTTTTCTTTTTAACTAACTTAGTTTTTTTGACTGGTTCATTGCCTATATTCAATGTCTTTTGTTTTTAATATTATTTCCATTTTATTATACTGTACATATATGTACATTACTTATAAGTCCCTAGTATTCGTCTTAGATATTTCTAGGGCATCTTGTTCTCAACTAGATTGTTGAGCATCTGACATAGTCTAGAGGTCAGCTAAAGACCAAGATGTAACTGTAGTGAGAGATATTACTATCCCTCGAAATGACCCATTCGCATATTCTCTATACAGTTATAAGAGAATAGGGGTGATATGGGTCTGCAAACCCCACCGAAGCGAGGAAGCTACAACAGGGGATATATTGGGCATATAGGCGTCCCTATCTGCTTTCTAATCTCCCCTATAATACCTAGTTTACTAGGAACTAGGCACTAAGGAGAGACTAGCCAAATTGTT